TTTCATCATTTAATAATCGTTTTAATTGTAATTCAATCGTTGTTAATGTGTTTATAGTTGAAGGATGATAATTATTTTCCATTGCATAATCACCTAATTTATAAACATCATTTATTAATTTTTTTAACTCTTCTCTCATTATTCCCCCTTCTTTGGTTTAGTCCATTTATTATTTATCTTTATAGCAACAACTGAACAATGATAACCAGAATTATATCTAATTCCAACTTTATCATATCCTCTATTTGTTGCATATCTTTTAGCACCTTTTAAGCTATTTGAAACATCTGTATAAATGTTGTCAGTTCCATAAACTATACCATAGGTATTATTACTCATTTTTCCCCCTTCCTAACCATTGTAAGCATTTCCTTAAATGAATTAGTTGTGCCAATTGTTTCACTATATTCACCATGTTCATCAAGTTTCATTACTGAAAATTTATAAGTTATTTTTTCAGCTTTCATTTCATCACTATCTAAATCAATGAAAAAAACTTGAATATTACCTTTTTTATTAGTGTATGAAGGGGCAAGATCATTATGATAAGATGAACACTCAAACCCCCTTTTTTTAAGGTCTTCAATATTACAATTCATATTATAATTATTGTAGCCATGCCAAGTTACTATACTATTTTTCATTTTTCCTCCTTTTAATTATGTTCTCTAAAATCTGGAGCAATGATACCATTTCCTCCCCAATCTTTGTGTATTGGCTTGTCTTTGCTAAATCTTTCAAAGAATTTTAAAGCATAACCTCTAGCATCAGTATTAAAGAACATATTAAAAGTATTTGTATTTAATATTTTAGCAACTTTGGAAAGTATTTTTTCACCTTCTTTTTCAATGTCACCATTGAAGTCGCCGTTACAATAATCAATTGCTAATTTGTGTGCTTTGTTCTCTAATCTAAATAATTGCTTACAAAGTTTAACACTATCAACATCAAGATTAAAAACGGTTTTTAAATTATCACCATGTTTTTTTATTCTTTGATACATAATGTATTTTTCTTGTTTGTTCATTTATTTTTATCCTTTCTTTTATATTTATATTTAATGGATATTATAGGATAATTATTTCAAATCAAGAAAAAAATAAACTTTTTTTGATAGCTCCTAGATATAGTGGTTACCGGTTACCAGGCACAAGATATAGTGTTTTCAACTTGAAATTGTTTTATTTTAAATGTAGGTGTTACCTTGATATTAAATGAAATATGAAAGTAAATTTTATCACGAAATCAAAAAGAATATTCCTCAAATTAGTTGGATTAGAATTGAAAATAATAGTTTATTTGGGACTCCAGATCTATTGGGCTATAATGCTAATTCTACCTTTTTCACAGTAGAGTTAAAAGTTGCAAAGGGTAATAAGGTAACCTTCTCACCTCATCAAATAGCCTTCCATTTTAAACATCCAAAAAATAGTTTTATCTGTGTCAGGGGGCAAGGTTCAAGATCCGTAAAACTTTTTGAGGGGTCAATGATCCGGGAGCTTTCAACCATTGGCTATAAACTTGATCCAGTTGCCGAGGGCTTTGGAAAAATTTCCAAGGTTCTTGGATCGTTATAGTTATTCCTATTGATAGGAATAAATTATCGTTAGTAATAAATTAAGGTTCTTGATCCGTGGAACATGGCCAAGGGATCCTAAACAAAGGTTAAAATCTAAAATATTTACTTTACCGACCCCCCCTTTTTCACGAAAAAAGTTACTTATATTGTGCACTTGTGCAAGACTTACACTGTTATGGTTGGTAAAATCGTTTTCAATAGGTATAGTAACCCTGAAAAAATTTTTCAAAATTTTTATTGGTTTGGAAAAAAATTTTTCAAAAATTTATATGGATTTGAATAACGTTGACATAAGTAAACTACCTGCAGATGTACGAAAAACTTTTAAAAGATTGCAGGTTATGCATGCAGAAAAAAAAATACAAAACAAAGCCAAAAATGACTTTCTGTCTTTTGTAAAATGTGTGTGGCCAGATTTTATTGAAGGCTCTCATCATAGACACATAGCTGATAAATTTAACAAACTTGCAACTGGTGAGATAACACGACTAATAATTAATATGCCACCAAGGCACACAAAGTCAGAGTTTGCATCTTATCTCCTCCCTGCTTGGATGGTGGGTCGTGATCCAAAGCTCAAGATCATACAGGCTACTCACACAGGAGAACTCGCAATAAGATTTGGTCGTAAAGCTAAAAATTTAATTGATAGTGAAGATTACGCAAAAATTTTCAAGACGACACTTCAAGAAGATTCTAAAGCAGCAGGACGTTGGGAGACATCACAAGGTGGTGAATACTTTGCAGCTGGTGTTGGTGGTGCAATCACTGGACGTGGTGCAGATTTATTAATAATTGACGACCCACACTCAGAACAAGATGCAATGTCCAAGGTCGCTTTAGAAGGAGCCTACGAATGGTATACATCAGGACCACGGCAAAGGATGCAACCAGGTGGTAAAATAGTTTTAGTTATGACTAGATGGTCTACAAAAGACTTAACCGGTATGCTTGTTAAAAATCAAACAGAAGCTAAAGCTGATCAATGGCACGTTGTCGAATTTCCAGCAATCATGGAGCACGGACCAGTTTGGCCTGAATATTGGAAACAAGATGAATTAGAAAAAGTAAAAGCAACCCTACCTGTTGCAAAATGGAATGCTCAATGGATGCAGAACCCAACAGCAGAAGAAGGTGCTATATTGAAACGTGAGTGGTGGAGAACCTACACATCAGAAAATATTCCACAACTACAACATGTCATACAATCTTATGATACTGCATTTCTTAAAAAAGAAACTGCAGATTATTCCGCTATCACCACTTGGGGTATTTGGTATCCTAGTGAGGATGAAGGGGCTAATCTTATACTGCTCGATGCCATCAAAGGTAGATACGAGTTCCCTGAACTAAGAAGGTTAGCCCTAGATCAATATGATTATTGGAAACCTGAAACAGTTATTGTAGAGGCGAAAGCATCAGGATTACCACTAACCTATGAACTTAGAAAGATGAATATACCCGTCGTAAATTTTTCACCATCCAAAGGCAATGATAAGCATGCTCGTGTAAATGCAGTTGCACCTTTATTTGAAAGTGGTATGATATGGGCTCCTGAGCAGAAATTTGCTGAGGAAGTCATAGAGGAGTGTGCAGCATTTCCATATGGCGATCATGATGATTTGGTTGATAGTACAACTCAAGCAATTATGAGATTTAGACAAGGTGGATTGATCGACCACCCTGAAGATTATGTTGATCAAAAAGAACCAAAACCAAAAAGGATTTATTACTAATGTCTGCGTTAACAGATAAATATTCAAAAAATTTTAGCCCATCCAAAAAGAAAATGTTTGAAAAAAGAGTTTTCGAAAATTTAGGCAATATGTCAGAACTATCAGCTATTATGTTAGTTTTAGAAGAAATGAGAAGAGAGGGTATGCAAGATGGTGGGATTATGGATAGTGCCACATATGAAGACTTTTTAGAATTTATGAAACAAAATCAACAAATGGAAAAAGAGATGGGGAGAAGAAGATTGTTAGAATCATTTAGGCAGTATATGAGAAGGCAACAACCAGTTGAAGCTGCCAAGGGTGGACTTGCTAAGTTATTAGGTGAGTAATGATCAAGAAGCTCACAAGAACCATACCCCCATTACGAGGACCCCACCCTCAAGGGTTGAATGTTCCTTTAAAACAAGTTAAAACGATCAAACTGGAGAAATTAAATGGCAGAAATAGACAAGTCGCTTCCAAATACAAAAACAAAACTTGATATTCCATCAGAGGAAGAAATAAAGGAAGTAGCATTACAAGAAGCTGAAGCTCAAGCTGAGAAAAAACCTATTGAGGTTATACCTGAAGAGGATGGAGGTGTAACATTAGATTTTGAACCGGGTGCAATAAACATACCTGGAACAGAATCACATTTTGATAATTTAGCAGATTTATTACCAGATGATGTTTTAGATCCTATTGGCAGTGATATGGTTCAAAATTTTATGGATTATAAATCTTCAAGAAAAGATTGGGAACAATCTTATACACAAGGTTTAGATTTATTAGGATTTAAATACGAAAATAGAACAGAACCATTTCAAGGTGCATCTGGTGCAACACATCCAGTGTTAGCAGAAGCTGTCACACAGTTTCAAGCCCAAGCTTACAAAGAATTATTACCAAGTGATGGACCTGTTAGAACTCAGATTATAGGAGTTAAAACACCACAGACAGAACAACAATCACAACGTGTTAAAGATTACATGAATTATTTAATTATGGATCAAATGAAAGAATATGAAGAAGAGTTTGATTCTATGTTGTTTCATTTACCACTTGCAGGATCTACATTTAAAAAAGTTTACTATGATGTGCCAATGGGAAGAGTTGTTTCTAAATTCGTGCCTGCCGATGAATTAGTGGTTCCTTATACTGCAACTAGTATTGAAGATGCAGAGGCTGTCATACACGTTGTTAAAATTTCAGAAAATGAATTAAGAAAACAACAAGTAAATGGTTTCTAC